TGATATACCTATGTATATAGATGCTGATGATGATCTAATTAAACTGTCTCTTAAAATAGGTGTACAGCAAGAAAAAATTGATTTATTAGAATCTATTATCAGAACTTTGATGAATAGAGGTTATAATGTTAAAGCTGCTATAGATTGGCAAAAATTTATTAATGGTGGTTAATGGAAATTATTGAAATTGTAAAATTTAATGAAACATATGTGAAAATATTATGTGAACCAAGTATATCCCAAGAACTAAACGATTATTTTACGTTTGATGTTCCTGGAGCTAAATTTATGCCTTCTTACAGAAATAAATTGTGGGATGGTAAAATTAGACTTTATAATTTTTTAACTCAATTATTATATACCGGTCTTACTCGATATGTTGAAGAATTTTGCAAAACAAGAAAATACGAATTAGAATATAAGTATAAAAATATTTCTGAAGAATTTTCTATTCATGAAGCCAGAAATTTTATAAAGACTCTAAATATTCCAGAAAAGTATGAATCTCGAGATTACCAACTCGAAGCTTTTGTACATTCTGTTCGTGAAAATCGAGCATTATTGCTCTCACCAACTGCTTCTGGTAAATCACTAATTATCTACTTATTAATGAGGTACTATAATGTTAAAACGCTTATTATCGTTCCTACAACAACTTTGGTCCACCAACTCGCTTCCGATTTTAAAGATTACGGCTACGGTAAACGATCAGATAACGGATTCAGTAACGACATCCACAAAATTTATGGAGGTCAAGAAAAAAGTTCCGAAGCCCAAGTCACCATCTCAACGTGGCAAAGCATCTACAAAGAAAACAAAGATTGGTTCAACAAATACGATGTAGTAATCGGCGACGAAGCTCATCTATTTAAAGCAAAATCTTTAATTTCAATTATGTCTAAATTAGAGAATTGCAAATACCGTTTTGGATTTACTGGGACATTAGATGGAACACAAACACATAAACTTGTGCTTGAAGGTTTATTTGGTCCTGTTCGTAAAGTTATAACAACATCAGAATTAATAGATCAAAATTATCTGGCTAATTTTAAAATAAAAGCTATAGTATTATCTTACCCAGATGAAATTCGTAAAATGATTATTAGATCTGCAGATTATCAAGCAGAAATAGATTATATTGTAAAATTTAAGGCTAGAAATAATTTTATTAAAAATTTATCACTTTCTTTAGAAGGCAACACTTTACTTCTTTTTCAATTCGTTGAAAAACATGGTAAATATCTTTATGATATTATAAACAAAGAAGCAGGTAGTAAAAAAATATATTTTGTTCATGGAGGCGTTGAAGGTTCTGAAAGAGAATATATTCGTAAAATTGTTAATGAAGATATAGGTAATATTATTGTTGCTTCATATGGTACATTTTCTACTGGAATTAACATACCTAATATTGATAATATTATATTTGCTTCTCCTTCTAAATCCAGAATTAGAAATTTACAATCTATTGGTCGTGGTTTAAGAAAAACAAACAGAAAAACAGAAGCTACATTATTTGATATTGCTGATGATATAAGTTGGAAAAATAATAAAAACTTTACCTTGCTCCATTTTATGGAACGTATAAAGATATACAACGAAGAGAAATTCAATTACAAAATATATAAGGTAAACATTAACATCTAATAGATCACATCAACATAATTGATTATACTCTTTTTTTAAAAAAAGTAAAGGACTAAAATGGCTACTAAGAAAAAAAATAATTATATTAATAACAAAACTCTTTATACTGCGATGATTGAACATCGTAGAGACATAAAGGAAGCTCATGAAAATAATAAACCAAAACCAAGAGCATGCAAATATATTGGTGAGTCTTTAATTTTAATTTGTAACAATTTAGCTAAGAAACCAAATTTTTCAGGATACACATATAAAGGAGATATGATCTCAGATGGCATTATTGATTGCGTCGCAGCTATCGATAATTTTAATCCTGAGAAAACTACAAATCCTTTTGCATACTTTACTCAAATTGCTTGGAATGCATTTATTAGAAGAATACACAAAGAAAAAAAACAAACATATATTAAACACAAAAATTATGAAAACAGTTTTCTGATGGATAGTATGGGTGATGTTGAACACACTATGCATTTAAATTCAAATGAGTATTCAGGAGAAATTGTAAAAAACTTCGAAAATAACTTGATTAAAATTAAAAAAAATAGTATACTAAAGGGTATTGAAAAATTTTCAGAAGGAGAAATAAATGAAGAACCAGCATTTAATCCCAGCTAATGTAATTGATTTGGTTGAAAAAATTAATTTTGCTGGTGAAAATGAAAAACCATATTTGTTGCAAAGACTTGAGGCTATTAGAGATTATTGTGATTATGTATTGATTAAAGCAAATAATCCAACTAAAAATTTATTTGATAAAAAAACTAAATCTAAATTAAATTATTCACGTGTTGGTAAAAATAACGTATGAAAATAGTTTTGATAACAGACACACATTGGGGAATTCGTAATGATAATGTCGCATTTATTGACAACAGTAAAAAATTTATCGATAAAGTATTTTTTCCATATATCGACAGCAATAATATTAGCACAGTTTTTCATCTTGGCGATCTTGTTGATAGGAGAAAATATGTAAATATAAACACAGCTAAAAGATTAAGAGAAGATTTTCTTATACCGCTTTCTGAAAGAAATTTAGATGTTCATTTAATTGCAGGAAATCATGATACATATTACAAAAATACAAATGATGTTAATTCACTTACAGAATTGGTTGTTGGTAAATATAATTTCAAAATTTATGACAAAAACGCCCACGAGTGTATTTTTGATGGAGTGCCTATTATTTTTATTCCTTGGATTTGTGATGAGAATAGAAAACAAATTTTAGATTCATTACAAAATACTTCAGCACAAATTGTGGTAGGTCATTTAGAACTTCAAGGTTTTGAAATGTATAGAGGATCTATAAATTCTCATGGTGATGATCGTAAAATCTTTGATCGTTTCGATATTGTTATGTCTGGTCATTATCATCATCGTTCTAACGATGGACATATTTTTTACTTGGGTTCACATGGTGAATTTACTTGGTCAGATTATGATGATCCACGTGGCTTTCATGTTTTCGATACTGAAACAAGAGAGTTAACTTTTATTGAAAATCCATATAAAATGTTTAAGAAAATTTGGTATAATGATAATGATGAAAATTTCTTACAAAAGAAAATAGATTATGCCCAATTTCAAGGGACTATGGTAAAAGTTATTGTCACAAACAAAACTAATCATTTTTGGTTCGATAAATTTATTGAAAATATTGAAAATGAAAATCCTATTGATATGCAAATTGTAGAAGACCATTTACATCTAGATCATCTTCAAGATCAAGATATAATAAACGAAACTGAATCTACAATAAAAATATTTGAAAAATATATCGATTTGTATGAAGTTAAAAATCTAGATAAAAATAAACTTATGAAAAAAATTACTGAAATATATAATGAAGCAATAGGTGTAGGTTGAAGATAATTCATATCAATCGTAATATAATACAGCAGAATGCCAAGCATGACAAAGAAGAACCTGTTGTCCGTGTAGAAGAAAACGGCAAGGTTCGTTATTGTATGGAAGTTGATATTAAAGGACCATCACGTATGATATATCGTCCAGATAAGCCACGACCTTGTGGTGCAAAGCTGTGGATCGAGACAGATGCAGATGTTGAAATGATAGGTGTGAGAGTTTGATATATTTTAAGACGATACGATACAAGAACTTCCTTTCTACGGGCAATATTTTTACTGAATTAGAACTAAACACTTGTAACACAACTCTTATTGTGGGCGAAAATGGAGCAGGTAAATCAACTTTACTTGATGCTTTATCATTTGCTTTATTTGGAAAACCATTTAGAAAAATTAATAAACCACAATTATTGAATACAATAACTCAAAAAAATCTTGTTGTTGAACTTGAATTTGATATTGGTTCTAATAACTTTAAAATTATTCGTGGTGTAAAACCAAATATCTTTGAAGTTTTTCAAAATGATAAACTAATGAATCAGTCAGCTGAAATGAAAGATTATCAAGAAATTTTAGAAAAACAAATAATTAAAGTAAATCATAAATCTTTTAGTCAAGTTGTTGTTCTGGGTACAGCAACCTTCCAACCGTTTATGCAACTTTCTGCTTATCAACGTAGAGAAGTTATTGAAGATTTACTTGATTTAAAAATTTTTACAACTATGAATTCTTTGTTAAAAGATAAAATTACTATCAATTTAGAAAGAATACAAACTTTATCTTCAGAAAAAAAAATAATTGAAGAAAAAATATCTTTAATTAAAGAACACCTTTCAGAATTACAAATTAATAATGATAAATTTATTGAAGAAAAGAAAGCTAGAATTACTGAAACAAACGAACAAATACAGAAACTTGATAATGAATATTTGATTTATGAAAAAAACCGTAAACAACTCGAAGAATCTTTAAAAGATGAAACTGCAGTTTCTAAAAAAATGAATAGGTTGAATCAATTAAAACACCAAATTGAAGCAAATCTCGGAATCTTAAATAAGGAAGTTGGTTTTTTCCACAAGTATGATAATTGCCCAACTTGTAAGCAACAAATCGACGAGAAATTTAAAGTTGAAACCATTGATATAAAAGAAATTCAAATTAAAAAAATACAGGATGGTTTAGAAAAACTTAGTGAAGAATATAATATAGTTAGTTCTCGTATTAATGAAATGATGGAAATCCACTCTCAAATAAACCAAAATAAACTTGAAATAAGTCGAGTTAAAACTAAAATATTTTCTTTGGTTGAGTATCGTGGCACTTTAGAAAAAGAAATTAAAAATGTTGGAGATAAAATTACAGCAGAAGAAAATAATAAAGTTCCTGAATTAGAGAAAAATTTTAAAGAAATTGAAAAAAATTATTATGATTATCTTGAAGAAAGAAACATACTGCATGTTGCATCTAATCTTTTAAAAGACGGTGGCATTAAATCTAAAATTGTTAAACAATATATTCCTATTATTAATAAGTTAATTAACAAATATCTTTCAGCTATGGAATTTATGTGTCAATTTGAATTAGATGAAGAATTTAACGAAACCATTAAATCAAGATACAGAGACATATTCAGTTATTCTTCTTTCTCTGAAGGTGAGAAAATGCGTATTAACCTTGCTGTTCTTTTTACTTGGAGAGCAATAGCCAAGTTAAGAAACTCAATTAATACAAATATTTTAATTATGGATGAAGTTTTCGATAGCTCTTTAGATTCAAATGGTACAGAAGAATTTTTAAAGATAATAAACACCTTGACTTCTGACACAAATACGTTTATAATAAGTCATAAGACAGATCAACTTTATGACAAGTTCAACAAGGTGATCAAATTTGAGAAACGTAAAAATTTCTCGAAAATAGTTTCGTAGTTTATGCATAAAAACAGGTAAATAATCATGAAAAATAAATGGACTGTAGAATTACAAGAAGATCCAGAAACAAAAGAATTAATAATGCCCTTTCCGATTGATCTTCTCACACAAATGGGTTGGAGTGAAGAAACTGATCTTTGGTGGGAAATAGAAAATGATACTGTAATATTGAAAGTAAAAGATGAAACTAAATCTAGTAAATCATAATGATCCTATTTTAAAAAAATCTTGCGATGTTTTTTCATTTAGTAATCCCCCTATTGATCCTATTGAGTTTGCCAAAGACTTGGTTGAGACAATGTATGGTTATAATGGTATTGGTCTCTCTGCCAATCAAGTTGGAATACCTTATCGAGTATTTGCTATGCGTGGTCATCCTGAAAACTTCGTTTGTTTTAATCCAAAAATAGTTCAGCCCAGCACAGCAGAAATTCTTCTTGAAGAAATATGCTTGACTTATCCAGGTCTTACAGTTAAAATAAAAAGACCACAACATATCCGTGTGCGTTTTACTATGGCTAACGGAGAAACTGTGACAAAACAATTCACTGGTATTACTGCTAGAACATTTCAACATGAAATAGATCATTTAAATGGTGTACTATTCTACAATAGAGCTAATAGTTATCACAGAGAAAAAGCTTTTAAAAAACAAAAATTTGGTGAAATATGAATATTTTTTATATTGATCATGATCCCGTTCAAGCAGCTATTTGGATGGTAGATAAACATGTCGTAAAAATGATTTTAGAATCAGCACAATTACTTTCAACTGCTCATCGTATTCATGATGGTATAGAAACTATGGGTAAAACTCCTACAGGTAGAAATGTAAAACGTTGGACATTACCAGATGCTAGAGAAACAGTTCTTTATTCAGCTACGCACAACAATCATCCTTCAGCTATCTGGTGTCGTAAATCTGTTGAGAATTATAATTGGTTAACAGATCATATGTTTGCTTTACTTGCAG